TTGATGCCAGATACGGTTGGCAGGGATAGTGGGTAGGTATAAGCCATCAGAACGCCTTGCTAAATGAGCCGCCACGCTGCTTCGCATCCAAAACGGCGGCTTTGGCTGAATTAGCAATCTGTGGCATAAGTTGTGCTATTTCGGTGCGGACTGTCTGCGCCACCCCAGTGGAAATATTGATTGTCTGGTTGACGGTTACGCCAGAGCCGCCGCCCACTTTGTTGTTAGGCATAATCGTTCCTGACGCTCCGGGTCGGAACAACTCAGGCCCGTTCTCACCGACCAAATATGATTGACCTGTTGTCACTTGGCCACCGACTGCTCTAGTTCCAGAAAGTATCCCAGCAAGGCCCGTGCCGCCCGATCCTGCACCGCCCGTGCCAACGCCGCCGACAAGTTGTTGAATGACCAGAACATCAATAAGTTGGCTGATAATTGATGCCGCCATATTCTTGAACGCATCCTTGACACTTTCCGTTCCCATCATTATGGATTTGAACGACTGTCCGAATGAGCTGGCAATTCCTTGCGATAGCGCATCCGTGTCCTTTTTGATTAGGCCAAATGCGTTGGGAACTTCTGCCGCTACTACCGCCGCGTTTGAACTTATCTTCAGAAGTTCCGCAGCTAGGGCTTGCATACGCTCTATTGTCCTGCGAGTTCCTACGTCTGCGCCATCCATTGTTGCCATTAAGCTATCTGAGATTTCCGTCAATAATGTTGCGGCTTTTACTGGTTCAGCAAAGGCATCGATTTTAGACAGAGCCTCGAATTTACCCATAAGGGCTTCGGTTTGCTCTGTCTGTAATCCAAGAGACATACCCAATTCAAAGGCACTATTTCTAGCTAGGTTTTGTTGCCTCCGAAGAAGTTTGTATCTCTGCGAACTTTTATCCGTAATTTCGTTCAACCTCTGTTGCGCCCTAGCAACTTTGCCAAACGCATCAAACTCACCCTCTAGTGCGGTTATTGTTTGGTTCAGTTGCTCTTTGAGGTTGAATTGCGCTAGAGCAATCTTGGACGCATGAAGGGCTTTGACTTCTTTAGTTACGTTAAAGTAATCTTTCCCTAGTTCGTTTAGGGTTGTTCTCTCACCCTTGACCAAATCGGTATAGGTCTTGGTAGCAGTAGTCAGCTCGTCAACTTCTTCGGAGAAGTCTTTTACCTGATCGGTTGACTTCAAATACGCATTACCAAGAGCAGCGACAATGGCGATAACCGCACCCAAAATAGCACCGCCAGCACCGAAGATACCAAAGAGCTGAGAACCCTGTTGCCCAAAGGCTTGTAGCATACTTGTGCCACCACCAACCTGAACAGCAAAGTCACCAACCTGATAGCCGGTTTGCTGTAAACCTGATTTGGCGAATGTAGATAGGCCGCGAGTATTCTTATCGACAACCTTACCGTATTGATTGGAGACGCCCGTAGTTCGGCTAATCGATCTGCCGAGGCTTTTCGCGCCATTCTCGGCTCGCTTCATCTCGCTAATGGCTTGCTGGGCTTTCGCCTGAATTATAATGTTTACATCAGCCATCTCGATTATCCCCTAGGATTTTATAGTAAGCGACCCATTCATTATATTCACTTAGTTCTATTTGTTCAATCTCTCGTATCGTCTTGCCCAGCTTCTCGGCTAACGTAATAAGATTGAACCTGAACGGATCGCCCCTTAGTTTTTTTCCTGTTCCTCTACAGTCGCCGCCTCGAACACGGCTGAGAAGATACCAGTGATAAGTGTGATAGGCTCATTCAACAAAACCTTCTTATCCTCGATAGTAAACAGTTTCTCACCCTGCTCATCCTCTGCCTTGATGATGATTAACTCCACCATTGCAGCGATAGTAGGGCTTGATAGGAAATCCTTATGCTTGCGAGTTACCCGGTCAATATCTTGACCTGTAACCGCACCATAATAAATATGTAGAGGAGCATTGCCATCGCCCCACTCCTCTACAATTATGCTGTTACGTTCCCGCGTTGATCTGTTCGCGGAAATACGTTCGCTTAAAATAGACATAGTGCCACCCCTTGCCTGTTAGATGTTAAACGGTTGTTTCAGTCAGTGCGCCTGAACCTTGAACACTCAATGACATCTCAACCATTCCGTCAAATGACGCAGTGATTGAACGGCCAGTCACAATGCCTGAACCTGTGTAGTAAGTGTCGCCAGCAGTATCGCCTTCTGGATATACTGAGAACGTGATTGATGAACCAGCATCAACAGAATTTTGTGCGGTGTCTGTTTCATCGAAGTAAACTTCGAACGATGCCGTGAACGTAGTCAGACCAGCTTTGTAAGTCCGTGCGCTATCGCCCATTGTTGAATCCTCGATCGTCTCGCCAGAGCTTTCGATTGTGTAAGAACGGATCTCGCCCAAAGTATCTGAGCCAATTTTTACCGTTCCTTCGCTACCTGTATGTGTTGCCATAATTATGCCTCATTGGTTGTGGTTGCTTCGGGTTTCGGTGATTTAGCCTTCACCTCGGCTTTTGGTTTGGCTTTCTCTGTAGACCAACCCTTTTTCACAAGGCTCTCGACTTTATCTTCCCAGACTTCCATCGTGCTTGAACCTTTGTAAACTGTAATTCGCTTCGCCATCATACCATCCTATACGGCTGTTTCAACATCGTTCTCTAATGTAGCATATTTGACTGCGATTGTGAAACGAGCAACGCCAACTGTCTGATCGCCTTCGCCATCATAATCCACTTCGAAACTTGTTACCATAGTGTCTTTCGCGTAACCGCCTCTTGTCAAATCCGTGATTAATGCTTGCTCAACCTCAACAGCTATTGCATCCAGAGTATCATCAATGTTAGACGTTCCCTTGACGTAAGCCTCGATCATTACCTCTAGGTCTCTAATCTGCGTGCGTGGCGGGGTCAATGTGCTATTAGTCACAATCTCATTACGAGTATAAACGCAAAGGGCTGGCAACTTTGCACTAGCCAACGGAATTGTGCGCGTCTTGAATACACTAGACCCTGTAGTGGAAAGCCCGGTGACAGTTGTGGCCACGTTATCCCTGATGCTCTTTCTGACGTGCGCCATTATACCTTCTCCAACACCAGTGTGGTTACGCCAGTTCCGTCTCTCTGCACCACGTTAATGGTGTATGAGACGCCACTGATGACGATATTATCACCCTCTACGGCAGAAGCAACATCTGAAGAAGTGCAAGTAAACCGAGGCTGCTCAATGGCAAAAGTAACAGAGCCACCAGCATCAGCTTCGTAAAACTCATTATCGAATATACCCTTAATAATAACGCTTGATCCACCCACAGGAGAGTAAGTGGCATTGACCGCAAAGTCATCAGTCTCAAAGAAGATTGCCAGTTCGGTTGCGGTCTCTACAGCCATTACTCAGCCTCTGGGAAATCAACATCAGTGACCGCCCGGTTAGTTACCTTCTTCACCTTTTTGGCGACTGGTTCTTTTGGTTGCGGAGCAGACGTTGCTTCTACGCGACCCATTGCGACAAGCGAACTGCTTTCGTTCGTGTCAGTCAATTCAATTACATCACCGGCTTGCACCCGCTTGCCGCCAGCTACTGTGTTCTTCAATACTAAATAAAACATATTTCCACCCTACATAATAAATAAAAGGTCAGGAGAGAGGCCGAAGCCCCTCTCCATCACTTATTTAGTGCTTACGCACCGTCGTTGTTGACAGCGAAGCTGACAGCGTGACGAACGGCTACATCGCAAGTTTGCAATGCAGTTACGTTTACTGTGCCGCTTGTGCTGTTGCTGTATGGGTCTACAACGATGTCCAGACCACCATAAAGGCCAATCAGGGCATCGGCGAAGTTACCGAAATACAGGTCGCCAGCAGTTACTTGGTTAGAAACAATGGCGTTGTAACCATTGATTTGACCATCTGGGCCGACTACGAACTGGCCTGAACCAGCATCTTTCAATGCTGTTTTCAGCGCACCATACATAGAGGCTGGCAAGATGTAAGCCAAGTTACCGAGCAGAGCGTTATCTTCAGCAACGGCAGTTTCCATTGCTACAACTTCTGCGAAGGTTGGGTTTGCACCAGCGAAAGCTGTTGGAGCGTTGATGCCAACAGTGTTCTTGATGCCAGTAGGTTGGCCAGAAGCACCTGAACCTTGAAGCGCACCGTTGTCGATTGCCAAGGCGATGCCTTGAGCAAGGTCGTTACGGATGAGGTTTTCAATGTCCAAAGAAGATTGTTGCATCATCAGACGAGTAATCTGAGTGTGTGCGCCAACTACTTTTGGTGACATTGTTACTTGACCGAAGGTAGGCTCTGACTCGGCAGAAGCAGCACCTTCAGTTGCAATCCAACCAGCAGATGAAGCTGCTGATTTCTTAGGAATAGCAACAGAACCTTGCAGACCGTTAAGAACGGTTGCACCGGCGGCCATTACGCTTGAGGCGTTGCGAAGCACGTCGATGAAGTCGCCGCCACGGAAATCTTCAGCAATCAAGGCTGAGTCATCAGAGGTGTTGACATCACGCTGCGCCCAAGAGCGCAGAACTTCAGTTGGCAGCATTACGCCACGAGCAGAACGACCAGTTGCACGCTGTGCGGCTTCTGATACTTCCATTTCGAAGCGAGCATCTTCTTGAGCCTGACGGTCAGAAGGATTAGCCATTGCGCGGATTGCACGCATCACGCTGAACTCACGAACTTCTTTTTTGGTCAGACCAACTTCAGCAGTTTCGAGAGGCTTGTCCCCGATAACTTCGAGCAGTTCACCACGGAACTGATCAAGTGATTTGTTTTCGGAAACGGCTTTAGCAGCCATATCACTACGAGAGTGCTTTGCGCCCAATTCGATGATTGAGGCGACTTCTTTGTTGCGTGAAGAACGAGCTTCTTCAGCTACAACATTGATATCGATTTCAGACATAATTGTCTCCTTTGTTTCGATAATTTCAGTTACAGGTTCTGGTGAAACATCTTTTGAGCGTCCTACGCCTACCGACTGGTCTGCCGGGATACTTACAATAGATACTTCCATCGGAGACCAAGATTTGACGCGGTAGCTATCCTCGCCCTCTCGCTCCATTTTGTTGACTGAGTAGCCAACACTGATATTCGCACGGATGCCATCCGTAACGTCATCAAAAACCTCTTTAGCCATTCCGTTCTTACCGAACCGAACTGTTGCCCGCAACACGCGAGACGAACTATCGAGAGTAACATCCTCTACCACGCCGATTTGTTGACGTGGGTCGTGGTCAAGCAGAAGCGGCGCACGGCCAGACTTCAGGAA